TCTCGACGGTGCAACCACCTTTGGCATGGCTGTGATGAACTATGGACTTGGTGCAAAAGGCCGCGCTGGTGAGGCCCCTCAGATGCGTATTGACTATTCTCCTCAGAAGACTGAAATGACTAATTACTTTCGCAAGCTGATGAACCTCCCTTGCGACTTCATTCTCACTGGTCATCTACGTGAAATGAGGAAGGTCCTCTCAGTCGACACCAAGACTGGCATTGTGAGAGAGGAAGTGAAGTTTCGCTTCTACACAACTGGTCAGGCTGTCGTGACCATCCCTCTCTTATTCGACGAGATCTATGTTATCACTGGTCGCCAAGGAAGTCGAGGTCCTGAGCGTACAATGCTCATTGACTCCCTTGGTGAATACATAGCCCGCTCACGACTCAAGGCAAAGGGTCTACTCGATGCTGTGGAACCTCCTGATATCAAAGCCTTGCTCAAGAAATCAGGCTTTGAATATGGAGATAAGCCAAGGCTTGCGATCCCACAGTCCATTTAACAATTAAACGCACTCAACGAAAGGAGAATAAGATGACTATTGAAACTGCCCTAAGTGGTCTTTCCTACTCAATGTTCTGTGCCTTGCTGAGCCTCCTCATCATTGGCTTAAGTCTTTTGCTTGGCACAGCCATGGTCTATGTCTTTATCAAAGTCCTTGGTGTTTTTCTCAAGGCGATGAAAGGAGGTGTGGATAACTTAAAAGAAAGCGCAAAAGCATTGACCCAGACAGTCACTACGACCTAACCACTCAATAACTTTAAGGAGGAATTAAGATGGCATTAACAGATTACAGTTCATTGGAAAAGGAAATCAAGGAAGCACCCGAACCTACCGCGATCAAGAAAGGGACCGAAGTCCGCGCTCGCATCATTGGAGTACGCATCGGTGAGGTCGAGAAGGAAGGTGACTACACCGGCTTCTCCTACTTCTCCGTCTCCTTCGACGCTCCTGACGAGCCGCTGGCCGCTGAGTTCAGCGACTTCTTCTGGGGATTGGACAACCGCGAGAAGATGAGCGAGAAGGACTTCCAACGGGCCCTTCGCAAGTTCCGCTCTTTCGCCGAGGCCTTTGGCATCGACTACAGCCGCCCCTTTGACATGGAAGACGACTTCCCTGGCAAGGTCGGCTGGCTGATCACTGGCAAGCCGAAGGAGTCAGACGAGTACGGGCTGCAGACGACGGTGTCCAAGTACGTTAGTGCCCCTGGTGGTAGGCCTCAGGGAACAGATGGAATCGAACCTGACGCTCCGTTCTGAAAAACTCCGTTTAACAATTAAACTCATTGTTGGTGGGTCTCCCTCGTCCACCAACAGTCTTTGAGGCAAGATGAAAATAACCAACTCAACAGACATCTGTCCATTCTGTGGCTACAATGACAATCAGTGTTATATCTATGAAATCTGTGGATATAGGTATAAAGTCAATGTCTGTCGTAGCTGCTCTAAGCCTCATGTTGAGGAGATTAAGGAGGAACAAGATGATCCAAGAAGACTTTGACATTCTTGTCAATAAGCGTTTGGCAGAATGCAAAAAGACCCTCACAGCGAAAACTGGTATCTATGCCTCGAAGAAGGACCGCCTTCACAACTTCAAGATTGGGGCTGCTCTAGTCCGCCAGACTCCTGAACAGTATGCGATGGCTTTGGCCACAAAGCATATTGTTGCTATCGCAGACAAGCTGGTGAACAAGGAAGTGATGAGTCCTGACTTTGTCATTGAGAAGATGGGAGACGTTATCAACTATATGCTTCTCATTGAAGCTCTCAACCAAGAGAAACTGAAATAGGAGTAACAGCCATGACTTGCAAGAACTGCGACCCTTGGTACAACTACATCCCAGGACGTATCATAAAAGTATCCCCTGATGGTACTTGTTGCGCCGAGTGTGGACAATTCCTCCTTCGTGAGAGATTAGACAATACCAAGTGGGATACCTACTTCCACACCATCTGCGTCGCAGTCTCCAGCAAGTCTCCCTGCCTCAGCCGTAAGATAGGAGCTATTCTCGTGAGGGATCATTCGATAGTCTCAACAGGGTTCAATGGTCCTTCACGAGGTATTCCTCATTGTGGTCACGAAAGAATAATGAATGAGAAGATATTATCAGAGAAGATCATAGCCCCCTTATCAGCAAGAAAGATAATACAAGAAACCTGCCCTCGTAAACTTATGAATTTCCCAAGTGGTGAAGGAATGGAGTGGTGCCCAGCTCAACACGCAGAAGAGAACGCCATCTCTAACGCCGCTCGTTTGGGCGTCTCAGTTCTTGGCACCACTCTCTATATGAACTGTATAGTGCCATGCAAGAACTGCTTTGGCACTTTAATAAATGCTGGTATAGTAGAGATAGTCGTAGATAAGACCGACGTCTACGACAAGCATACGCAATACTTGATTGATAATTCTTCGATCAAAATAAGGAGGTTTGAGTTATGAGTGCTGAACTGGTTAAACACCGTTTCCTCTTTGAAATCACTGAGGAGCAAATGATCCGGGCCAATCGTCTTCTCTCTCAATACGGTCTACGCAAGGCCATCTTTGCAAAGATCTTAGATGATGTCCTTGATGCCATTGAGATAGATGCTGGAATGACTATTGGCATTCTTATGTCGGAGAAAGTTGTCATGAATGGGCTTATGACAACTCTTGCTAACAAGACTAAGAAACCTAAGAAGGAGAACAATCATGGATAAATTACTTAGTGTAATAGATAATGATTCTGATTTTGTAGATGATAAGCTCGGGAAAATAGAAGTAGGTTCTATGTTCTACGTAAAATCTACTGAGAAAATAGTTGTAGTAATTGATAAGAGTATGTTTCTTGATGTTATAGAGTTATTTACTGGAGAGGTCCATGATGGAGTAGAAGGCTACTGCTACAATAATAATCTAATTCGTCTTCCTTGTGCCTGTAATACAGAAATCTTACACGAGATAATACAAAGAAAAAAGAAAGGAGTACCTAATGGCTGATCTTGAATCCTTAGGTTATCCCTCAATCATAGATATGTCCAACGATGAGGCTATCGACGCTCTCCGTCAGATACGTCTGAGCCGTCGCGTCCCAGAGAAACCACGCAAGGCTGCAAAAGAAACTAAGAAGCAAACCACTTCACGTGTCTCAGCTGCTATCAATGCTGATACCGCAGCTGAATTACTTAAACTGTTAGGAGGAGAACAATGACTATTTCCGTGGGCCGCGTTGGTATGATCCCTACTCAATCTGTTATCGTTGCCGAGGATAGGGCAAGAGAGGTGATGGGCGACTTGGACGCGCTTGAACTTAACATGAAGGAGAGTGGTCTTATTTCTCCTCTTGCCGTAAAGGATAACAAAGATGGGACATTCCTCCTTCTTGCCGGAGAGCGACGATTCACAGTACTCAGCCGTAATCAAGTATTAGAAATCCCAGCTCGTATCTTTGATACTGATCTCACTGAACTCGAGATGAAGGTGATCGAGAAGTCCGAGAACTTCTTCCGCAAGGATATGGAGTTCTGGGAGATGGATAAGCTCACTCTCGAAATCCATAGGATGCAACAGTCTATTCATGGTGCAGTCTCCAACAATCCTGGTACACAAGTCAACGAAGGCTGGGGGATGAAGGATACCGCTGAAATGCTCGGTGGTGTCTCTAAAGCTGCAATCTCCCAGGCAATCAAAAGAGCTGAGATTCGAGAGGCTTGTCCTGGAGTCTTCGATGACTGTAAGACAGCAGCCGACGCACTTAAGGTAATCAAGAAGCTTGACGAAGCTGTGGTGCGCCAAGTCATTGCCAAACAAGTTGAAGTCAAGAATGAGAACGGTCCTTCAACCTCACCTCTTGCTCAGCTTGCCAAGGCTTACATCATCAAGAGCTGCTTCGAAGGGATCAAGGAAATTCCATCAGGTGTTTTCCATCTTGTCGAGATCGACCCTCCCTACGCCATCAAGATTATGGAACAGAAGAAAAGCGAGGGTGAGTCTCAATACATGACTTCTGATTATAACGAGATTCCTGCCAATGTCTATCTTGATGGAGATCCTAATGGAACTTGGAAGGGGATGAAAACCTTGCTCAAGGAATGTTATCGAGTCATGACCGAGCACTCTTGGTTGCTCTGTTGGTTCGGCCCTGAGCCTTGGTTTGAGCCTATATACCAGGCTATACGACAAGCTGGCTTCGAGACCACCAGGATGCATCCTATCTGGGTCAAGCCCTCAGGCCAAACCAAGCAACCTGAAACTCGTCTCCCCAACGCTTACGAATCATTCTTCTATGCTTGGAAGGGACGCCCTGCAATCGCCCGTCAGCGTGGCACTAACACCTTTGTCTATTCCCCAGTTCCTGCACAGCAGAAGGCCCACCCTACCGAGCGGCCAATAGATATGATGCAGGATATCTACGAGACCTTTGCCTTCCCTGGCTCACGAGTTCTTATTCCTTGCTTAGGTTCAGGAAATGGAATCATAGCAGCCCATAAGGCAAAGATGACTGCTATTGGATTTGATCTGACCAAGGGTTACCGCGATAGCTTTCTGGTCAAAGTTCATGGGATGGTCTAAGATGAGTGACGCTCCACTTGGCTGTCTCTTAATCATCCTAGGTATTGTCATAACCTTATGGTTGATGAGGAATAGGTATTAGTCCGTTTATCAATTAAACACACTTGAGGTAAGTTGAATGATAATCCTATATACTTTACCTTTCTTTATCATATCCTTAGTCATCTGTATAGTCTTCGACTCTTGGCTTAAGTCGTTAGGTGATTTGGCAGAATTGATAGGGATAGGTCTTGTAGTAGTCTCTATTATCCTTGGTAATATAGTAGCCATATGGAGGATGAAATGAGACATACCTTCGTTCCCCCCTACGGTGATCCTTCTGCTAAGCTCGCTGGTTGTGGTGAGCAGCCTGGCCATGAGGAAGTCCGTGCTCGTCCTCCTCGTCCTTTTATCGGACCTGCTGGGCGTGGCCTAGATGACTGCTTACTCATGACCAAAATCCCTCGTCACGAGATCTACTTGACTAACGTGATCAAGGACCTCGATAAGCCTCTCGCTGCTTACATAGACCTTGACTCTCGTGGTAAGTGGACTGTGTCACCTGAAGGCTACGAGTACATCAATGACCTGGGACGGGAGCTTCGTGCCCTCGACCTCAACTGCATTATCGCCTTTGGTAATATTGCCCTCCTCGCCCTGTGCAACAGGGTAGGAATTACCAAGTGGCGTGGCAGTGTCTTGGAGTCGACTCTCGTCCCAGGTCTTAAGGTCGTCCCTACATTCCACCCAGCTACTTTCATCCCTCCCAAATTCAATTACTTGAATAAACCTGTAATTTGCGAGGACTTACTGAGGGCTAAACATGAGTCCACTTTCAAAGACCTTAGACGAATTGCTCGAAATATCTGTACTCGCCCAGATTTTAATCAGGCGATTAACACTCTTCGCCACTGCTACCGAGTCGGAAGACTTGGCCAGGTCATTGGTATCGACATTGAGGTTATTAACGGAGAGGTTGACTGCATTGGACTTAGCTGGTCTCCAGTCGACTCAATCTGTATCCCCTTCCGAGGACCACAAGGAGATTACTTCACAGTTGAACAAGAGCTCTCAATAATGAGAGGTGTTGCCTACATTATTCAAGACGAGAACATTGAGAAGATTGGTGCCTCTTTCATCTTTGACACCCAGTTCTTGTTTCGTAAGTATGGAATAGTCCCACGTGGCTCTCTCCATTGCACCCAGATAGCCCAAAAGATTTCCTATCCAGACTTCCCTGCAGGCTTGGCTGCTGTCACTACAATGTACACAGATATTCCTTACTACAAAGAGGATGGCAAGCAATGGATGAAGATGGGAGCTGGGTCATGGGAGGAGTGGTGGAACTACAATGGAATGGACTCTTTAGTCCCTGTCGATGCTAACTCCAGACAGCTTGAGGTCTTAAGACGCCAACATAATCTTGAGACCTATGAGCGTCAGCGGAAGCTTATTAAACCTCTCCTCTACATGGGAGAGCATGGTATCAGAGTTGACGTTGGCGCTATGATGGACTACGAAAAGGAACAACATAAGATCTTGGACGAGCTCGATTACCAACTCAAGAATGAAGTTGGTCGTCCTATCAATTATAACAGTCCCAAGCAACTCATGGAGTATTTCTATAAGGAATTAGGTCATAAGCCTTACAAGAAGAAAAACGCAGCCGGTCAATTCAATGACTCAATAGACGTTGATGCACTCAAACGTCTCGTAAGACAAGGTGGAAAGGGATCTCAAGCAGCTCGCATAATGCTTGATATCCGTGGTCTTTCCAAACGCATCTCAACCTATCTCGATATAGGAAAGGTGGATAAAGATGGACGTTATCGGTCTTCATATAAACCTGTCGGAGCAGACACAGGCCGGCTTTCGTCGGGAGAGACTATATTCGGGACAGGTGGAAATCAACAAAACTGGCCACACGACTTACTTAGATTTTTCTTGTTCGACGAAGGATATATCGGATATAGTTTCGATCTTAGCCAAATCGAAAATAGGATCGTTGCATATACTGGAGGAGTTCTTGC